GAAGAAGAAAAACCAAAAGGTCCTACTACAGTAAATAATGCACTTTTTGTTGGATCCACAGCAGAACTAGCTAAACTTTTAAAACAACAAAAACCAGATGAAAACGTTTAAGCAATTTCAAGAAGAGTGGACTAATAAATATAAGAAGAGTATTGACTGCTCAAATCCGAAAGGATTTTCTCAACGTGCTCATTGTGCGGGAAAAAAGAAGTCTATGTCTGAAATGAATAATCCTCGTATTTCAAAAAAACCTGGACAACCAGATAAATCTGATAAGCACTCAGATCTTTATACTGACGAAGATCCGAAAGGAACAATTCAAGGTCTGGGATTTAAGGATGTTGCTACTGCCAAAGAGAGTGTTTCTAAGATTAAAAATTCTGGTAGATCACATGCTCACAAAATTCAAGCAGCAATTGCCATGGAACAAAGAGCAAAGGTAATGGGTAAAAGTTCAGAGTCTGCAATTTTTAGGAGTTTTATTAATTCAATGAAAGAAAAAACAAAAAAAATAAACGAAGAATCTGAATCCAAAAAGTGTAAACCTGGATATTATTACTGTAATACCAACAAAGAGTGTAAACCTCTTCCAAGTGGATTTAATACTCCTGGACAAACAATAAAACCAACAGAGGTGGGCATCGGTGTGCCGGTAGAGGGCTCTTGCAATCACACAAAAAAAGGGAAAATGTGTCCTAAGCATGGTATGAAAGATTGTACGCTCATAGGAGAAACATTAAATAGTGTAACAGAAGAAGGACTTCGTGATTGGTTTGGCAAATCCAAATCAAAAGAAGGAAAACCTGGATGGGTAAATGTAGTAACTGGAGGAACTTGTGCAAGTGATAAACCTGGAGAAGGAACTCCAAAATGTGTTTCCTCTGCTAAGAGAGCAAGTATGACACCAGCAGAGAGACTTTCCGCAGCAAGAAGAAAAAAAGCAGCAGATCCTGGTCAACAACAAAAATCAGGCGCTGCAAAGCCAACTTATGTTTCTACAGATTCACCCAAAAAGAAAATGAAAGAAGAAATGGAAGTACAAGAGGCAAAAGATAAACCAGGCAAGAGTAGTGGTAAAAAAGATGCTTGTTATCATAAAGTGAAGTCTCGTTATAGTGTTTGGCCAAGTGCATATGCTTCTGGAGCCTTGGTTAAGTGCCGTAAGGTAGGTGCTGCTAACTGGGGTAATAAATCAGAGGGATTTAGCCCCTCTCAAATAAAAGTTTTAGAAGAACTAGGATTAATCACACTAAACGAAAAAGGTCAAAAGTGTTGGCCTGGATATGAGAAAAAAGGAAGTCAAACTTTATTTGGAAAAAAATATAATCGTTGTGTTAAAAAGGAAAATATAACGATAGAAGATGCTGATGGAAATACATTTGCAGAAGTTGTTGATGTAATTAAACCAGATCCAATTAAAGGATTTAAATCGCAAATTGAAGAGGCAACTCGCTTACAATCTCAAACTGGAAACGTTGTTATGGTTACGCTTTCTTGGAGAGGAAAATATTACGCATTAAAAATCTTTTTCCCACAAGTAAAGTTACCAACCAGAAAAGAAATTAATGATGAACTTCAAAAAGTTTATCCAGGATCGATGATAGTTCATCATGCGGTTTCCGAAATTCAACCAGGACAACCTCTAGTTCAATCGATTGGTCCGCAAGGAGGTAATTTTGCATCTCCAGGACCATCAAAAAAATATGTTAAACCATATGGAGAGCAGGTGGAGTTTAACGAAGATTGGCAAAAGGTAAATAGGCAGGACAAGACTGATGGATTAAGTCAATCAGCAGTTAATGCTTATCGTCGTGAAAATCCAGGTTCAAAACTTCAAACAGCAGTAACTGAAAAAAATCCATCCGGAAAAAGAGCAAAACGTCGCTCTTCGTTTTGCCGACGTATGAAAGGGATGAAATCCAAACTGACCTCTGCGGAAACTGCAAGAGATCCAGATTCAAGAATTAACAAAGCCCTTCGTCGTTGGAACTGTAATTAATGAACGGACCTATTAAAATTTTAGGAAACTCTCAACAATTATCAGGAATAGGAACGACAGTTTCAGATATTAATGGACTTGGAGCACAGTATATTTTAATTCAACATACTGGATCTGGAAATCACTATATAATTGAAAAAACTGATGCTGGAGTCACTGTTGGAACAGTTTATATGCCGTCCGAATCATTTTTATTAATCAAAAAAGAAAGAACTAATATTATATCTGTCGATAGTGGAAATGATATTTACGCAACTTCTGTAGTGTATCAAGGATAAAAAAACATTTTATGACTAGTGATGTATATTTGGGCAATCCTCTGCTCAAAAAAGCCAATACTCCAATTGAATTCACTCAAGAACAAATTGAGGAATTCATTAAGTGTCAAAATGATCCTGTTTACTTTGCAAATAATTATGTAAAGATTGTCACTCTTGATCATGGTTTACAAATATTTAAACCATATCATTTTCAAGAGAAGTTAATTAACAATTTCCACAATCACAGATTTAATATCTGTAAGATGCCTCGTCAGACAGGTAAATCTACAACTGTCGTATCCTTTCTTCTTCATTATGCAGTATTTAACGATAACGTAAATATTGGTATTCTTGCAAACAAAGCAGCAACTGCTAGAGAATTATTAGACAGATTGCAAACAGCATATGAAAACCTACCCAAGTGGATGCAACAAGGAATCATCTCTTGGAATAAAGGTTCATTAGAACTTGAAAACGGTTCCAAGATTTTAGCAGCATCAACTTCGGCATCTGCCGTTCGAGGAATGTCATTTAACATTCTATTCTTGGACGAATTTGCATTCGTTCCAAATCATATTGCGGACTCATTCTTTGCATCCGTATATCCAACGATTACTTCTGGTAAACAAACCAAAGTTATCATAGTTTCCACTCCACATGGTATGAATCATTTCTACCGCATGTGGCACGATGCAGAAAAGGGTAAAAATGAATATGTTTATACTGATGTTCATTGGAGCGAAGTTCCGGGAAGGGATGAGGAATGGAAGAAGCAAACAATAGCCAATACTTCAGATTCCCAGTTTAAGGTTGAGTTTGAATGCGAATTCTTAGGATCTGTTGATACACTCATTGCACCATCTAAACTCAGAAACCTCGTATACGACCACCCTAAGACCCGCAACGCAGGTTTAGATGTATATGTTGATCCACAGGAACAACACGATTACTTGATAACTGTAGACGTTGCTAGAGGTGTTGGAAATGATTACTCGGCATTTACGGTTGTTGATATTACACAGTTTCCTCACAGACTTGTAGCAAAGTATAGAAACAATGAAATCAAACCAATGCTTTTTCCAAGCATAATTTATGATCTTGCAAAAAGTTATAATGACGCATACATTTTGTGCGAAGTTAATGACGTTGGTGATCAGGTTGCAAGTATTCTCCAATACGATTTGGAATACAATAATCTTCTCATGTGTTCCATGCGAGGCCGTGCTGGGCAAATAGTTGGTCAAGGATTTTCTGGGAAGAAAACTCAACTTGGAGTTAAGATGTCCAAAACTGTCAAAAAGGTTGGATGTCTAAACCTCAAAACAATGATTGAGGAAGATAAGTTATATTTGAATGACTATGAGATTATTTCAGAATTAACAACTTTTATCCAAAAACATAACTCTTTTGAAGCAGAAGAAGGTTGCAATGATGACCTTGCAATGTGTCTCGTAATTTATGCATGGTTAGTTGCACAGGACTATTTCAAAGAACTTACTGATCAAGATGTAAGAAAGAGATTATATGAAGAACAAAAGAATCAAATAGAACAAGATATGTCACCTTTCGGATTCATATCTGATGGATTAGACGGAAACAGTTTTGTTGATGCTGATGGAGATAGATGGTTTACCGATGAATATGGTGATAGGTCATATATGTGGGAGTATATGTAATGGATCTAGATAAGCAAATAAAATTAAGTCATTTATTGCTTACTGATAGAAAATGTAGATCTTGTGGAGAAGTTAAAAATTTGATTGATAGTTTTTATAGAACTCATAAAGAAAGAGGTCCTGTTGCATCTTCATATGCTTATGAGTGTAAAGAGTGTTCTATAAAAAGAGTTATTACTAATAGAATGATCTCAAGAGTTCTTGATAAATGGGAGTATCCCGATTGGTAAATGTTCACGTCATGTTTTCCTTTTGAAAAGTAATTTTTTAATAAATATTTTTTAGATAAACTGAGATTTACGGAGAAAAACATGGCGACTCCTCAATTATCTCCTGGAGTACTTACCAGAGAAGTTGATTTAACTGTCGGGAGAGCTGATAATGTATTAGATAATATTGGTGCAATTGCGGGACCTTTTGCAATTGGTCCTGTGGAGCAAGCAATTGACATCATAACAGAACAAGAATTAATTAACACTTTTGGAAAACCAATTTCAACCGAT